GGCAGGACAACTTCAAAGCCTCCCCACAAGCCTTCTCTCTTCGATCCCCTGCGGCCTTCATAATGACCCACAATAATTCCTTCATATGTCGCCACAGGTTTCATCTTACGAATATTCGAAGATCTTTTAAAGAGGTACGGAGCCACCAAGTCCTTCACCATAATGCCTTCGTAGCCAGCATCAGTGTCGGCCATGTATGCTTCAAGTAGCTCCTTTTCGTTGCTGATCAATCGACCTGGAACTTGAACGACGGACGAGTTTCCGACCTGCCCAACGAGTTCCTTAACGAGTTCGACTCGATCCTCGAGGTCTAGGTGGTTATCTTGGTCACGCCAGTCAGAGAAGTGAAGGGCGTCGAAGACGTGGAAGATCATATTCGAATCATCCTTGCCCTTCTTGTGAGACATCACGACAGAAGCTGATTCGTTCCAGTCTGCACCCATCACTTCGCCATCGAGAACAAACTCATCCCATGGAGCCGCTTCAATCAAAGACTTGATTCGTGGAAGAGTCTCAAGGACCGTACCATTCCGTGTGAACATCGTCACTTCGCCATTGTGCTTCACGGCAACACACCTGAGACCATCCAACTTCGGTTCGACACGAACAGGATACATGACCGGGTCTTCGATGATGATACCCTTACCATCCTCATAACGAGTCGAAAGAGTTTCTGCAAGTTGAACAGAGAATCCAACGATTGCGCCTGGCCATACCTTATTAACAGTCGTGGACTGAACACCACATCGAAGGTTTTTTAGAAGAATTCTTTGGCACCATTTCTGCTGTGGGCCTGTCATGTCCGTAAAAAGACTGACGACGAGATCCTTTGCAGCATTACCTGTTACAGCACGCGTGGACAACTTTTCGTAGATATCCTCAAGAAAATGTTCTAGAACGAGGTCATCTGCACCGATTCCTTCGGCCTTGGGCATCTTGAACTTGTTGACGTAGTAGTTAACGTAAGGATCGCCAGCTGCAATAAAGACCTTCTTGAGGAGATCATTGCTGACCTGCGACTCAAGAAGTTCTTCTTTGAAGAGACGAGAGTTGTTCGATTCGAGTTGTTCCAAGATATCGATCGTCGACATGGTCTTAATTTACCACGCCTCGGTCGCTAATGTCATGACTCTTCGACGTTTGTTTCTCTTCTTTTCTTAGATGTTTTATGAGAAAAAACTTGCGTTTCTGCGGGTTTTTCCTCCTTTTCTGGTTCTACGACGGGAAGATTCGATGATGAAACTTCTGTCTTGATTTCGTCAACGAGCACCTTTTCGCCAGTGTCTTTTAAGAGAACAGGTGGATCAAGTACGACTACACCTTCTTGAGGAGAAGAAGTAATAATATTTCCAACCGCCTCAAAAAAATCGCTTTCTGAAGGCGGAGAAACTCCCATTTTTTCACACTTTTGTTGCAACGTAACAAAAGTAGAAATTCCAGATGAATTTAGAAATTCCTTTAAGTTGGTCTTTCTTTTCTTTAACAAATCGACCAATCTAATAGGTGGAAGCTTTTTAACACTAAATTTTGACATTTTTCCTCTTTTGAATATTACTCGGTTGCCTCTAAATTATGCAGCAAATCAGAAATTACGTTTTGGAATTGAGGCGAGGCAGCGACATGACGAATTTTTTCGTCGGTCAACTCAAGTCCCCATTCGCGATCAAAGGCTTCTGCAAATTTTGTCATAACCCTCAGAATATAATTCCTAGCTGACGAATGGTTCATTACGAACCCGATTTCTGACATGATGTCGGCAATCTCACGATAGTTGATACCATCGTCATCGAGTACCGTCGCATAACCCTTCATGTTCTTCTTGTTGTTCATGGCTTAATTCTTTGCAGCGCGTATTTTCTACTTTGAAGTTCTAGCAATCTATCGTTAAGAATGTTTTGTACGTTATTTTCGTTTTGTTGCGCTTTAACTTGTTGGTTGTCTATCGTTACTTCTAACTCACGCAATCTTCGCAAACAAGAAAAAGAAGCTAGGAGATTAAAAAGAGAAACGACGAATATGACTATATCCGAATAGATCATGCGAGTCCTTGCCCAGACGTAATCATGTTAGCTTCCTCTTCCGTAATCTGGTAATCCTTAGCTTCGACGTCTTCGTAAAGACCAAATCGCAATCGCAGAATTGCAGCTTCTTTTACGGAGAGATTCGACATAACGCTCTTGACGATGACCAACATTTCCTTTTTCGCCAACGACTCGAATGGATCGTTGGCGAAGTTCGTATCTTCAAGCTTATCCTCCAGAGTAGAATTGCCGTCGTCGCCAATTTGCTGTTGAAGAGAAACAATATTCTTTCCAGACTGCATAGTTGCCTTGACAACAGTCTCCGACACGTCAATCAGTTCCGACAACTCTTCCGAGGTAGGACCATAACCCTTTAGCTCCTTAAACGCGTCGGAAGCTTCGATCAACTTCTTTTGCGCTGAAACAGCGTGAGCTGGCAATCTGATGATCTTCTTACGCTTTAGAACGTATTGACTAATCGCTTGTTTGATCCACCAGGTAGCGTACGTCGAAAAGCGAAAACCTTTCTTCCAATCGAACTTATCGATTGCCTTGAGCAAGCCTAAGTTCCCCTCTTGGATAAGATCCTCAAGAGGAATATTATGCCCCTTCTGCTTCTTGGCGATATAAACGACCAGCCTAAGGTTGGATTCTGTCAATTTCTGGCGCGCCTTAACGGCATCCTTACCTCCCTTTTCGTATGCTTGAAAAAGCTCTACGAGCTCATCATGCTCCAGTTGTGGATAGGACTGCAACGACCCCAAATAATTTGAAATCGTGTTTTGCTTTGACAGATTATTCAACATTTCAGTTCAACTCGGTTGTGACAGTGGCCTCAGCGGAAGTAGAGTCAAGAATTTCTTCTGCATCCGAATGAGAAACAAACTTCTTCATATATTCAACGTGTAGTTGCGAGCGAGTTTGACGGACGTCCTGTTCGCGCTGAAGATACGCAAGTTCAACTTCCCACAGAAGCGGGTCCCGGCCCATAGAAAGTAGACGATTCCTCTCGTGCTCGAGACGATTCATTCGATCGTGAATAGCCTCCTCTGCCATGTAACCGATGTCGTCAACGCTAACGATCTCGGGAGCCTCAAAATCGAAATCCTTACCAAACTTCTTGTTCTTCTTCGACATTGTGTTTTTCCTATCTTTGTAATGTAAAGTCAGTGACTGTCATTGTACATGGAGCACATAACGCGCTCCAATGCTTCGCTAAGTTCCTTTAAGAAAGTTACTGAATCGAAAAATTCGAGTTGCGTAATTTTGTCGCCACTCATAAGCTTAAATCTACCATGACTTGAGATTTGGACTCGCAAACCATCTTTAACATAGATCGGTTGCCAAATCTCTCTTTTTTCTGTAAGCGACACTACATTCGACATATTGATACTTTAACCTAAGGACTAAAAACTTTGCATCAGTCGATTAACTGAATTGTGCCCCACTCATCAGGCGCGATTGTGTAAATCACCTTTTTAACGCCAGCAGCCCGCATACGACCCTGACATCCGGCACACGGGCGGGACAATGTCCATTCGCCAGTCGATCGCAAAACGCGCGCGACCCAGACAATAGAATCCGGAGTCAGTTTTCTAACAACTCGCGCCTCTGCATGGTGAGTAGGAACTACATTCGCAGCAGCGATATTCTTTGCCGTAACAATAACTCCATCTTTTCGTAGGCCAACAGCACCCAAGCAAAAAGATCTATTGTCGAATTTTTCTGGTTTATCGCGAGCGACTTCCGCCGCCATCGCCAACATTCTTCTATCGATCGACATGCTTAATAGAACTTTAACATGGTCGTCTGCTTCTTTGCATAGTATTTAATCTAGGTGAATTATGAGTGTTAACGATTCATTGTCGACTTCTAAAGAAGGTTTAGAGCATATCGTAAAATGGGAAGGACTAATCTTAAAAAGATATATCTGCCCCGCCGGAAAGCCAACGATAGGCGTTGGGCACGTAATTCTTCCAGGAGAAAATTACCAAGTAATTACGCGAGAACAGGCTTTCGAAATTTTAGCAAAAGACGTAGAAAGATTCGAAAGAGCTATAAAAAAACACATAACTGTTCCTTTAAATCAAAATCAATTTGATGCTCTTGTTAGTTTTATCTTTAACACGGGCGAAGGTGGCATCATTAACACAGGCGTACAACAAGCAATAAACGCAGGCGATTTTGCAAGTGTGCCTGCAAAATTAGAAGAGTGGAGTAAGTTTAGAGTTAATGGAAAACTAAAGGTTAATCAAGGACTTCTAAATCGCAGAAAATCTGAAAGTCAACTTTTTATGAAACCTATGCAAGCTGTTAAGGTTGCTACGACCAACTGGACGAAAGATAGATTAATCGAAGCTCAAAACAAATTGTCGAAATTAGGACTTTATAAACTAAAAGTAGATGGAATTTGGGGACCTGGTACTTCTGCAGCACTTCAAAATTTTGCAAAACAAAAAGGATTAAATCTAGGTAAAAATTACGACGTTGAAATACCCAACGATGTGTACGAAAGTCTCATTAATTCATGAGGTTTTATTTGTAGATGAATAGAGGTCCTTATACCAGCCACCACCCTTCAGACTAAAACCTGCGCCACCCGAAATTAGCCTCTCAAGAGACTTTTCATGACACTGTGGACAATCCTTTAGGGGTTCGTCTTTGATAGACTGCGTGGCTTCAAACTCATAACTGCAACAACTACAACGATATTCGTAAGTCATCTTAAACCTCGTTCAAACGCTAGTCGATGAAACTGAAATTATGGTAGGAAACATGACCAATTGTCCCTTTAGTTCTGGGACGCCAGGTTGCCTAGTCGTCTTTAAAGGACCCTGATGATTCACCAGGATAGACAACTGAGGATCGACCAATAGGTCTGAAAATCTTTTTTCGACGCCATCGACCCAACAAACTTGAGACACCAATTGACACACCTGAGAATAGTCGGAATGTAGCGCATCATGGGCAGTCGCATTTGGCTGGATAACCTTTACGACAGAACCATTCAACCTATTGATCGACGAAGGAACGGAAAAACCCTTAATTCCCTGATAAGAATCTCCCGTAAAGTGCCAACCATAATTGCACGCCCGGCCCAAAAGCTGTTCCAATTTTTTGTCGAGAATCCAATGTTTGCCCGGGTCTGCAACCAGCCCCGAGCTTGAAGACAATTTCTTTAGTTTGTTGTCGACATTGCTAGAGTGTTTGACCATCGAAGCGACCGTAGAAGAAATAGGCATCGGCGCAGGGTCAATCCTTCTTACAGCCCGCGCATAAACTAGATCAGCAAGTTGCGCAGTCATCAATGACGCGTCGAATAAATCTGCAAGATTTTGCTGAAGTTTTGCGCTGACATTAACTCGCACGCCGTCGATCTTTAGCGCGTCTTCCATTACGTTGAATTTAGCGACAAATCCACTCGCAGTGTACTCGACGGGAACCCAAGCAGCTTCGAATTCGCCAGCGATGACACGGTCAATAATATACTTTTCGCGATCGATTAATTTTTCCGGGAAAGTCACAAAGTTATCTTATATCGCTTAAGACAAATTGTTCATTTCAACTTTGGCTTGCGTTTTCCCATTTGGTCGTAGTTTTGACCATCACCTTGGTGATTTAATTGATAGATCGGGGATGAAGGTTCATGACCTTGATTCGTTTCTTCTTCTTCGAGTGGCGACGCGAAACCGCCGAAGCCCAACCTGTCTAAATCGTCGGAATCAACAGGTTCACCATTGCTCGCACGCCAGCGACCAGGAACATCAGCTTGTTCTTCCAAGACTTCTCTGATTAATCTTCGTAATTGCGATATGGTTAACTTCATACTGTTTAATATATATTATGCGAAGCTCCATATGCGCAATCAAGATTCTGAAACATCGTTACCAGAGGGCAAAAAAAAGAAAAATACGCTCTGGGGAAACATTCGCGCTAGGCGTGCAGCTGGCAAACCACGTCTGAAACCGGGTCAAAAAGGTTACCCTAAAACCCTAAACATCGAATCTGCTCTTAAAGAATTAATTCTTTTGTTGATACAAGAAGAAATTAAGAAGTAATAGGTTTGTCGATGATTATTGCGCACCTCGTCGTCGTAGGGACGTCCCTGTGGATATTCGTTTCGACCTTAAACATTAACATCGAGCTTTAATCTTCGATGATATCCACGATTAGATCGTCGCAGTCAGTTTTGCGAATAATCCTATGCCAAGATCGTGCATGAATTTTGTGTTCCGTCCCCGGGACCAACAGCCTAGGTAATTCATCGTCGAATTGTAGATACCAGCCGCGAGCCTCGATTATCTTGACTGTTCTGTTTCTCTCATCCCGATGCCAAATCAATTCATCCGCATCGACAGTTTTCTTAAAAATTCGTCGACGAATATTAGCTGCCCAAATCGACTCCTCGAACGGAAACATCACCACCAACCAGGAATATTCCTTCCAAAAAACTTTGTTGCACGACAGGCCCAATAACCAGGTTTGGTTCTATCATCCTTGTCGGCACAATTATGGCGGTCACCGAACGACTTTCTTCTCTTACGAGCTGCATCGGAGTCTCCCATCGCATCGGGCATCGAAGAACCAAAAGAAACCTTCATGACTTTTCCCGTCTTTGGATTTCGAACGTAAACATAGGCCTTTCCACCAGAACCTCGCTTCGGCTTGCCAAGCTCAACTTCTCTACCTTTATATTCTGCCTCGCTGAGCTCTTGCATTGGAAAATCAAGCGGGACTTTTTCGCCTTCGAATTCGGCCCACTCGCCCAAATTCGACTCCAATAAATCAGCCTCGAATTGTGATTTTGGAGTGTACATATTTTCTCGATATAACCATCTAGCTTCTTTTATTAAAGAAAAATATTTGCCCGTTCCGGCGCGGTAGACAGGCGATTCAAACGCCACGCCTTCCTCTAGATGCCACCGCAATCCTTCGGACAACGATGGAGCCAAACCACTTTCATCTGCGATTTTGAGGTATTCTTCACGAATGATTTGTCGAACGTCTTTTTCGCTGGTCATATGCTATTCTCGGCTACTGAGTGATATAGTAAAAATATGATGATGCTGTCGAAAAAGAACCGAATTATTTCTCTTTTGATCTTGTCTACGATGACGTCGGCCGTTTCCTGCTGCGGCGGGGTTGTTACTATCTATCCCGATTTGTTCGAAGATGAACCCAACGACGACGGTCCAAATCGCGGTGGCGTGGAGCGCGGCAACGACTTCGATCTGAAGGACCTGGTCAACAATCTACCGGAATTTACGACGTCACAGACCGGACCGGGTGGAAGTGATTCGGCGGCGAGTCAACAGAGCGCTTCTTCTAGTTCTGCTGGAGGACAAGGAGGAACTGGCGGTTCTAGCGTCAGCGTTGGTGGTGCCGGCGGGGCCGATGGTGTCGGAGGCACAGGTGGAGACGCAACGAGTTCTTCGGCAAGTTCAAGCAGCAGTTCTGTCTCTTCGGCCTCTTCCTCCGTGAGTAGTTCTTCCTCGGTAACATCTTCATCGAGCTCGGTGGCAAGTTCCTCAAGTACCTGTGGAGGTGGAATGGTTCACAAATGGAAGGAACAACCTGTCATCTATGTTTCGGGTCAATCAAATGCGACAGGCGGGTGGTTCCCCGCAGCAGGCGTCTATAACTCGCAATACATCACGACCTGGGATCCCACCGACGAAAAATGGAAGATCGCAAAGGCAGAACTTGGTGGAGATTACTACTTCGGCATGGGCTCATGGGCTGGTCGACTGTCTCGCAAGTTACTAGACTTGTCCATCGTTTCCAGCTCAACGCTCAAGATTAAAAATCACGGGTGGCCAGGAATGTCTCTAAGTTATTTCTTACCAGACTCGAAGGAGCCGAGCAAGCGCAATGCAGTTCTAAACGACTACACCCAAGCTCGCACTTCTTGGACGAAGTCTGGCTACGAACCCAACGTGATTTGTTGGGCACAAGGCGAGCAAGACTCCCTGACACCGAAGGACACCTACTACGCGGGGCTCAAGTCACTCGTCGATGCTTGGCACGTCGACTATCCAAAGGTCGAAGTCATCGTCATGGTCAAGACCGCCGACGGGGCGTGCAACGGCAACACGAGCAAGGTCCGAGAAGTTCAAGAGCAAATTGCCCAAGAATATCCTGAAATTTCTCTGATCAACCTCGACGACCTCACCAAGAACCCAAAGTATCACGACGGTTGTCACTACACCCTCGAGGGATACGAGATCATGGCCGACAGAATCCTGGACAAGCTTTCGAGTCTTTGATTCGAATTTTTACGGTGTAAACTCGCCTACTTTTGGTATAATGTTTAGCTACTTGACTCCAAAGTCAAATTAACAAGGTATAAAAAATGAAGAAGAATCTTTTTGGAATCGTTTGTGTGGTCGCGTTGCTGGCTTGCGAGAGCAAGGATGAGTGCCAACCAACTCCAGATGCAACTACTTCGACAGTCGTCGCATCGGCGTCTTCGACAGGCGGCGCAGGTGGCCAAGGCGGTGCTGTAGCAACAACTTCCGCTACAGGCTCGGGCGGCGCAGGTGGTGCACAAGCTTCCGACGCAGCTTCAACTGCTAGCGCCGGCGGCTCGAGTGCAGGTGGCAGCGACGCATCAGGCGGCGCAGGCGGCAACTGACCTTAACTCAAGCGTGCTAGAAATAAAACCCCGGTTTATTGCCGGGGTTTTTATTGCTTATTTTCTAGGGCTTTTTCCTCGTCGAGGCAACCCTTGTATACGTCCGCCGTAGGGTCGCAAGGCAATGGAACCTCGGCATAGATCAACTCTCCCGCCGGCCCTTCGACGACGATTACTTCGTAACCACATCGCCAAGGATCTTTCGAAATCAAATCCTCTTGTGGTCCCGTGCTCGACGAAACTACGGACGGATAAGCCACAGGAGAGTCGACAGGCGATTGTTCGTCTAACGGCTCGATCGAATCGCTAGTCAAACCTACGGAACAAGAAAATCCAGCGAACAGCAACAAGAATCCCATCAAATGCGCCGGACGAGATTTCCTAAGAAAATCATTGGCAAATGGTGGAACTATCAATTGAGCGCCAGACAACAATACACTTAAAATACGGGCAATCATCATTCGACACTCCCCTAATAATAAGTATTGCCATGGCAAACAAAGAATTCGACGTCGTCAAACAATTACTCAAAGAGTTTGTAAAAGAATACGCCGCTCGAGGCGGTTCGCACCCAGAAGAAAGCTACAACGAAGAACTATTAGACGATCCCGCCTACGCAGCGGACTCGGTCTACGTACCCCACGACATCAAGAAAAAAATTAACAAGTGGGCTCGCGACATGGGGCTTTCGACGTCAAAAAAGAAAAACTAATAGTTCAGGTATAGTTATTCTACCTGGTCATGCCCTATAAGATCCGTAAAGCCAAATGCAAACAGTCCGACGGTACCCCTGGTTCGTACGTTCTTTCTTATAAGGACAAGAGTGGTAAGAAACACAGAGCCTGTCACACGTCTAAGAAGAAGGCAAAGGGCCAAATAGCCGCCATAGAAATGGAATCTATAATAAGACGAACAGTCAGCGATATAATTAAAGAAGAACTAGGCTCTACAAAGGACGACAATTCAATGAAAATTAAACTATCGCAACTCCGTAAAATTATCCGTGAAACTATCGAAGAAGTCAAACTTCAATCGGTGCCGAGTAGACCAGACACCGAGGAGGGCATCGACGAAGCCGACCTCGAAGAAGACGAGTTCACCTACGCGATAGCAAAGGCGGCGGCAAAGGGAGAAAAATCTGTCGACATCGACGGCGAAAAATTCCCCGTCAAAATGTCAAAAGAGAAGGCGAAAGATATCGTAAGCAAACAAAAATAACTCAATCATCTCTACCCCGAATACCCTTACCCTCTAAGTCAATGGCCTAAAAAACCATTGACTTTTTTACACTTTTACAGATATAATCCGAACGTCGCTAGGTATCTCTGGATCGTATCGCAACGCTTTAACAGCCGCAACGTTCTTCGATGAATCATCAAAGAACTTGACCAGCTTGACTCCCCGCGACAAGATCTCGTCTCGGATTACAGCAGCCTTCGATTGGGGATTCGAATCGCCCAACGCAATAATGTCAATGCCACTAACACCCATTTCTTCCAAAAAAATCCTAATGGGCTCGGCGTGACCCCGGGCAGTCAGAATAAAGACGTTCGCCGGGCCCAAGTTCCGAATCGCATAATGCAACTTCAACAACATGTGAGATATCGGCGTCGGACTCTTGACTTGTTCAAAATCAGAAAAATCAAATGTGTCGCCGGGCTGAGGATCGTAAACGGCGTACTCGCCAGGCGTCAACGCAACAAATTCACCGTCTCGCGTCGTCAAGTAAATGTGCGACTTGGTCTTCACCAGCGTATCGTCGAAATCAAAAATATTGACTTCGGCAACCACAGGCGCTTCCATCAAATTCTTAAGACTCAACGACTGTACCATGTTCAGATTAAATATGGCGCCATTCCAAATATAACGGAGCGCCGCGTGGCGAGGCCGGGCTCAATCACTCTCCCAGTTTAATACGTTTTACCAACAAAGCACCCATTGCCGCCAACGCGTTGTAAAGCTCTGGCCGGGCTAACAGGGCTTCGGCGATTAACTCGCCAGCAAACGTATCGTCTTCGAACGACGCGGGCAATTCAACTTCATCGCCATCCAGTACACCCAATATCTCTAACGCTTCTCCCGTAGCGTCTAAAGACGTACCACCCACAGATTCAACAACAAAATCAACCAACGACGCTGCCAACTCTTCCACCGCAACGGCTTCTTCGTTTAAATCCTTCATCACATATTCACCATTAATAAACAACAAAAAATATGAAGTTAATTATACAATATAAATTATAAAAACATAAAAAGATAACGATCTGGCGTCTTCAGCATACGTTATTCGCGACAATAGATAACAACAACGAACTCTACTGGACACAGGCGCTCGAGCGTTTCTGTCGCGGCTCGGTTTTGGCGGCGACTAGCGCCACCACCTCGCCCCGTAGCACAGCATCATCGCCCAACCGATGTACTACACTACTCGCCAGCAACAGCCACAGGCGGCGCCTCGAGGTCGGAAGCAGCCTCTTCAGGCGTACCACCACCACCCGACATGCCCAAGTACTCCTCGGCCGAATCAGGACGGCCAGGATTCGTGCCCTTGTCCCCCGGGCTCTTGTACCAATACCCGTAAATGTCGACGCCCCGCTCGAGCTCAAAGTCCCTCGCGCCACCAGAAGTCCCGGTCGTCGGATCGGCCGTGACGCCGGGCCCAGACGCTCCCTGCCGCAACGCTTCCCTAATGAACTCCCGGAGCAACGCCGCTTCCCTACTTCGATCCCGCATGAAGGATAACTATTCTCTCCTCGGGCACAACGCGGCCTTTTTCGTCATAGGGACAGTGACGGCAACCCCCGTTACAACAAAAACCACGGTCCAACAGGAACTTTCGCGTCCACACGTCGAGGCCAGTCGCCGGGTCTCGGTACCAGTCGACACCCTCTTCAAGATCGATTAACTTCACCATCGACCTATATGTATCAATCAAGACGCCGTGCCCGCGCCTCTTTTATCAACGCGGTTCGGCGCGCCGACTCCGATTCTCGGAACTCGGTCGCGTCTTCTACCACTAGCGGATTGTAGTGCCTGAACGATCCCCCGTGGCCCAACCTTAAATGACAGTCGAACTCGCCCATGCACAGGGTGATCAGGTTGCTCGGCTCGAGCTCCAGGTCCGGCGCAGTAGAGAACGGCACGATGTGATGGACCTGCAACAGGTGAACGCCACCACAAGCAACACAGGCCGGCGAAGCCGCCAGGTGTGCATCCCTGACTGCTTCCCAGCCCGATGATCGATTTCGAACCTTGTCGCGTTCTCGGGCGACCGATCGAAGCTTCAATACTTTCGATACCAAGGTTCGAAACATGATGGACCTCAGTAACAACTTTTGCGTAGTTGGCCTAATTTAATCTTCATAGCTAAAGTAGTCTTTCAACATGAATACTTATCGCGGACCGCACGAATCCTCAACAAAAAATCCACCGTGAAGCTCGACGACCGCCGCCACTATCTCGACAGGCACCTGTGGATATACCGTCTCGGTCCACTTGCCCGGTGTCTCGGCGTAGGGCCACAACAGGGGCTCGACCTGCGACGGAAAGCCCAGTTCGACGTGAGTCCAAGGACCCTCGTTCGTTCGAGGCTCGCAGTAGTGGTACTCGCTAGCTTGGACAGAAATTCGAAACCCGTCGAGGCACCGAATCGGTGGTCGAACGAGCCGGCCCGTCTCGGTCGCCGGTCGCAGCAGGAAAGCGTGCAGGTCGTCTACGACACTCACGGTCACCTCCATGGTCCAGTCCGAACGACGTCGGCTCGCCGAGCCATCTTCGTCACCGAAGGCTCGCCAGGCTTGACCAACAGACAGTCGGCTCGGCCGACCCGGCCCACGATCCAGGAAGCTTCTCGCCACGTCACAACGTCGCCAACAACGACTCGCATAGGGACTCCTTCAGGGATTTCGAACCAAGTACACAAGCAGGTTCATCAGCGTCAACACGACGGCCGCCGATGCGGCCACGGGCAACACGACGTCGCCCACAAATTCGTCGAAACGATGCATCATCGACTTGGACTTCGGGGACATCAGTCTTCCTCTTCTTCGGTGTCGTCGATCAACTCGTTGCTGCGGGCCATATCGGCCACGTCGGCCTCGCTCATATACGAGAGGCACGCCTCGACGACCGTCTGCGGGTCAAGCACACCGTCCTCGATCAGTTCGAGAATCTGATTTGTAACTTTACGTGTATTTCGCATGTGTCTGTTCTCCTTCGTTATCAGTCGCCAATCGAATAACTACCGGTCTCCACAACCACTGTGATCGTCTCGGTGCCGCCATCCAGAGCTTCGCGGTTCTCGTAGTACACGTTCTTCCGACCCGGGAACAGATCAAGGAATCCCTGCACCACCTTGCGGGCCGACTCTTGGACCCGCTGCTGATGTTTGTACGAAGGATCCAGACGGAGCTTCATGAAGAAGCCCGTGTCGTCCGTCCAGGCGTTCTGCTTGAGCCAATGGCCCACGTCCTCCAGGATGACGTTGTCGCGTTCCATGTAGTCCTGCTCCACAGCCACATGCCGGTCCCAAAGGGCCGCCACCCGCTCCACGAGGGTGCGGTTCGAGGTCTTGAGGAGGTCACGGGGCTTGATGCTGTAGAAGATTCCGTCCATAGATCTAATATACCTCGTTCGGGGACGACTTTGCACAACCCAAAGCGACTTTAATTCCCTAATGGTTACCGCCACTTGCGGCGCCATTTGTCATTGGCAAATTCCATGGAGTTCAACCGGCGTGAAAAGAAGCGACGACGACGCCCGAGGGCGGGTCGCCCATGGCGACCCCGAGGAGCTCGACGGTCACGTCTTCGGGAGCGGCCCAGGTGTACAGGTCGCCGTATTCGCCACCGGGATGAATTCGACGGGCCGTCTCGGCGTCGGTCGCGACGACCACAGCGTCCGAATACGTGTCGTAGTCGTTGTTGACTCGCTGCGAAATCTTCCAGATCATCATGGTTCTACCTTATCCTTTCGGGGTCGAACTTTGCGCTCAGTAGGGGAGGTTCTCCAGGTGCTCGATGAGCTTCACCTGGAGATTGATGAGCGATCGGTAGCTCGGGTCGTCCTGCAGGTCGATCGAAGTGTCGAGCCTCATCCGCTCCCGGACGGAGTCGAGGCCTTCGAGGATGAGCTTCGTTTCGGAGCGGGAGAGGTGTTCCATGGTCCTATCCTATCACTTCCCGGTTGAACTTTGCACCGCTTGGAAGGCCGAGATCTCGGCCAAGATCCGCCACGGGATGGTGAACCGAATGCCGGAGAAGGAGTAGCCACTCGAGCTCTCACCGAAGCACTCAATGCCGTCCGGGGTCACCTCCACATCCACCTCCGAGTTCGGAGCGGTGACGGTGATCTGATGGGGGCAGTGAGCGAAGACGGTCAACTCCCAACGTGCGTGGCGGAAAGTTCGGGTACCGGTATCGCTGGTGATCCACTCGTTTTCCATGGTTCTATCCTATCACTTCATGGAGGAACTTTGCACTGGGTTCAACCCCATTGCTGGGGAATGGCCTTCCGCAGGACCTCGAGGATCCCACCATAAGTGTCCAGGTCTTCCCCGTCCAGATCCGAGAGGGCCGCACGGATGCGTTTCGCTTCCTCAACAGACAAGGTGAGTCGGAGAACATCACGAGCCTGGACTACCTCTACCGTGGTCTTCATGGTCCTAGTATACCCTTTCTCTGTTGAACTTTGCACTCAAACTGAAGAGATCCATGCCTCGGCGGCACGGTAAGATCGGAAGGTCTTCCAGCAACAGAAGGTCCCATGCCAGCGTACCGCAAAGAAACGACCGTTGTTGAGCTTCCGAATGTCCATGATCCAATCCTATCACTTCCCGGTTGAACTTTGCACCGTTCAGGTCACTTCTTGGGCACGAGGTCGAAGTTGAGCCTGAGGTATTCGAGCATGTAACTCAGGTTGAATGCCCGTTCTGCAACTGAAGCCCCCAGAAACTTGAGATTTGCTCGAGTGAGCCGTTCCGCCATTTCACAGGCCTTCTCGAGGGAGGCATCGTGGAGGTCGGGGTGGAGTTGGAACTTGTCGTTGCTCATGGTTCTATCCTATCACTTCTTGGTTGAACTTTGCACAACGAAAGCGTGATCGTACCCGTCTTCTTTGAAGTTCCGCAGGATATCCTCGAGACGGTCATGGATGCATGCTGGACAGATAGCATTGGGGCCGTCGATTCGCATGATTCGACCCCACCCCGGGTCGCCGATAATACGGCCGTCGGAAAGGCCCATCGTGTTCCTCCCACACCCTCGGCACTCGAATGTCGTCTCAACTGTTTCCATGGTTCTAGTATATCATTTCGCTGGGGAACTTTGCACAAGATTATGCACAAGATTAATTTGGCAGTGAATTTACGCGATTTTGGGGCCAAAAATTTTTCTGGAATTTTTTGTGACCGACGCGGTGCTGGAGAAAACTCGTGGGACGGAAGTGGCCGCGAATGTGGTCTGGGGGCGCAGGAGAAGGACGAAGGACCGATTTTGCCGGGAAAATTTTCCGGAAAAAATTCGCACGGGCTTAGCGGGAGCCGCGCCCCAGAAGTCCCACAAAAGTTGCCATTTAGCCGGGGGGCCCCGGGGCTATTTAGGCCCTATTTAGGGGGCTGTTTAGGGGGCGGGGCCCCCCGGTTTGGGACGTTGCTGTAGGGGCTGCCGAGGCTACGAGGGTGGTGTGGTATTGTGTGGCGAGGGGCTGGGCCCTAGGCCGATTAGTTCTTCTTGGCTGACGGGTGGGTGTTGGTTTCGCAGGCGGAGCAGCCGCAGTGGCGAGTGCCGTCGTAGGGCGTGTTGGTGCCGAGGTTGTAGATGGGTCCGTGGTAGTCCTGGCCGTTGAGGCGGCGAGGGCCAGTCCAGGCTTGGAAGACGTCGTGAGAGGTTGTGGTATAGGTATTGCCTAGGGCGACTTCGTAGAGGGGGTTGGGCAGGAGGGAGTCGAGGGTTGGGTCTGGGTCTAGGGAGGGGGAGTAGTCCCAGGTGAGTTCCCAGATTGAGTTTCTAGATTTGGTCGCCGCGTTGGAGGCGCCGGCGAGGCGCTTCAGAGTATCGTCCATGATTGTCCTGTTGGAGGGATCAGCGAGCCGAGACGCCGCCGAACGAGCCCTTCTCGTAGAGGCCGGTTCGTTCCATGCCGAGGATGTACGAGCGGCCACTGCAACCGAAGCGGTTCTTGGTGACCTCAAAGATGCGTTCGCCGTAGGTCTCGCTGCGCTTGTCTTCGTCGATGAAGAGACGGCCTCGGACGTCGACGGCGTGGAGGATCGTTTGCTTGCCGGCGAAGTCTCCGTTCTTGGTGACCTGGCCGATGAAGGCGACGATGCCGTGGGTCGACTTGGCCCAGTCGGTGAGCATCTCGGTGCAGCGGACTGGGGTGTTGCCGTTAGCGTGGCCGTTGCCGTACTTACCGTCGTCCAGGGTCTGGAGCGAGTCCTGGAGGATGAACACCTGCTTGCCGGGGTTGGCCTTGCGCAGGTGGTTGGCGTGGGCGAGGAGGTCCTTGGCCATGATGTCCTGGCCTGCGACGAAGCCGTTCTTGAGGCCGAGTCGTTCGGTGACCATCTTGACCTGGAAGAGGGACTCTTCGCCCGAGTTGTAGAGGCAGACGTGGCCTGCGCGGGTGATGGCGTCTGCGAGCTGGAGGAGCATCGTGGTCTTGCCAGCGCCGGGGGTGCCGGTGAGCATCATGACCGACGAGGGGACGAAGCCTTCACCGCCGATGGCGTCGTCGAACCAGTTGATGCCAGTTCGCTTACGGTCGCGCAGCGCGTCGGGGACCTCGATGTCGGCAATGTTCGTGCCGCGCTTGAGACCCTTGAGACCGACGTTGAGGTTCATCTTGCTCATGTGTGTACTGTATCCTTGTATTTGTGTTTGGGGTTTCGCTCGTTACTTTTATATCCTACCGCGTTCGTAGGCGACTTTGCACGCTTCGCCGGCGCTTTTTTCTCAGCGACCGAAGGACGAGGTATCCCCGCCTGCCAACCAGGCATCGATGTCCCGGCGGGCGGTCTGCTCGTGGGCGGAAGGCATGCAGGCCTTGCACTGGGCTAGGACCGGTGCCCCGTTGTGGTAGTGAAGCACCGTGGGGCCGTGAGCCCCGCAGGAGTCGCAGGAGGAGTTGGAGAAGTGGGCCTGAATCTCGTTGTTGTCCATGGTTCTAGTATATCCTTTTCAGGGTTGACTTTGCATCAAGAATCGGCGACAATTTCGAGGATCGATTGGACCTTGTCCTTGCCC